TTGGAGTTTATGCTTACTTTGGCATCATAGAACGATTAAATAACATTGAAACTAGAGCAACTTTATTTGAAGCCGATCTACTCAAAGCTGCCGATCAAAAGCCAATAGATAACGAACAATATATGTTGCTAGAGTTTACTGCCAAGCAACTTGAAACAATACAAAAAGAGATGGAGTCTATGATGAATAATAGAGTCAACATAGATTTTTTAAAAGACCAAGTTTCAAAGCTGCAAATAGATGTTGAAGAACTTAAAGATAAGGTCAGACAAAATGGTGGGTGAAATCGCAACAGTTTTTGCAATGATGATGATTGTAAACGGATCTATGGATGGTTTTATGAAAACAGAAGGTTTATCTCATTGCCTAAAAATTAAAAGAGAGAGTGAGAGAAATTTAGCTGACAATAGAACGAATGTCATTCGTTATGAATGTGGTCTAGTGAAGGCAGAATTAAGACCTGATAGTGAAGGTGAATTAAAAATCTATCGTATAATAGAAAGAAAATAAAGGTACTACTATGGCAAAAACTACTGCACAATCAAACAAGGAGCTTATAAATAAACTTGATAAGGAAATTGCTTTAATAAAAAAAGATATTTTAATTATTAAAGATAATCATCTTCATCATATTGAAAAAAATATTAAATCTATACAAATGATTATTTGGACAGTTGGATTTGCTGTCTTTACTAATCTAATTTTATTAGTCAGAAATTTATTGGTTTGAATAAAAAGCACCAGAAGGGTACTTCTTCTGAGTTAGCTGCTGCAAAATATTTAAGCGACAAAGGTTATTATGTCTTTTTTCGTTTAAGTGTTACATCTCCTGTTGATTTAGTTGCTGTTCATTCCAAAAAAAAAGAAGTGCTACTTATAGATGTGAAAACTGTTTCTTTGCGTTTGACAGGTAAACATAAAGGTAAAAGAATTAACAGGAAAACTACGGCTGAACAAAAAAAACTTGGAGTGAAAATATTATATTATTATGGAAATAACAAACTTAAATTTGAATGAAATTACTAAAGATAGAATTAAAAAACACGAAGGTCTTGTTTTAAAAATGTATGATGATCCGATACATGGAGATGCAGCTCCTACTATTTTTTATGGTCATCTATGTACGAATGATGATCGTTGGCAAAAAGGTATTGAATATACAATAGAGGATGCAGAAAAAGTTTTTGAAGAAGATTACGAAATATGTAAATCAGCAGGTGATCGTTTTATTGGCAATATTGAAGTACCTGCTATTGTGAGGTCGATTGTTTATGAAGTTGCATTTAATATTGGAGAAACACGATTACGTCTTTTTAAAAAAATGCAGCAAGGTATAAAAGATCAAGACTTTAAAAAAGCAGGTTTAGAATTAGAAGATTCTAAACTTTATAGAACACTAACAAGCCGTTATGAGCCGTTAGTTAAATTAATGAAGGGAGCAGTAAATGGGTAAAATTATTGAATTTTGGAAAAGTTTAAAAAGATCAGTACAACTATTCTTAATGGGAGTTGGAGTGATTATTATTATAATGATTATTAGCAACATATTTTAATTATGTGGCAGATGTTAGCAAAACCACTACTTGGAGTAGTAGGTGATTCAGTAAAAAATTTTGCAAAGCACAAAGCTGCCAAGCAAGAATTAAAAGTTAAAGAAGTAGAAGCTGAAATCAAACATAAAAAAGATATGGCTGAAGGTAAGATAAAGTGGGAAAACCAAGCACAAAAGAATTTAGAAAATTCTTACAAAGATGAAATAGTATTGGCTATTTTATTATTACCTTGTTTGTTTGCTTTTTATCCTCCTGCCGTTGAACATATTAAAACTGGTTTTAAAGTTTTAGAAGAATTACCTGAATGGTATATGTGGCTACTTTTTGCAGGATTAAGTTCGGCTATTGGCTATCGTGGAGTTGATAAGCTAATGAAGTTTAAAAATAAATGAGAAAAGAGCATAAAAGTAAAACTGGTGGTTTAACAGCAGCAGGTCGTAAATACTTTAAAAGAAAAGAAGGTCTAAACTTAAAACCACCTGTTAAGTCTGGTGATAATCCTAGACGAGCAAGTTTCCTAGCAAGGATGGGTGCAAGTAAAGGTGCAGACTATGTAATGAAAGATGGAAAAAAAGTTCCTAGCCGTAAGTTGTTAAGTTTACGAAAATGGGGAGCTTCTAGTTCAGCAGATGCCAGAAAAAAAGCCAAAGCTATCTCCAAGCGAAATAAAGCGAAGAAAAAGAGCTGAAAAATACTACGAGTTATTTCCAGATAAAAAACCTTTAGAATTATCTAATGGTGAAAAAATGATGGATATTAAAAAAAGAAATCGTCAATGTAAAGAATGCGATCCAAATGATCTTATTCTTGGTATAGGTGACAAGTGGATGTGTTTTTATTGTAAGCATTCTCCGTACAAACAAGATGAGTGGATATGAAAAGAAAAAAGAAAACCAAATCTAAAGTTAATGAAGCAGGTAATTACACAAAACCTACCATGAGAAAAAGATTATTTAACAAAATAAAAGCAGGTACTCGTGGTGGGAAAAAAGGACAATGGAGTGGTCGTAAAGCGCAACTTTTAGCAAAAGAATATCGAGCAGCAGGTGGAGGATATAAATAATGCCTAAAGGTAAAAACAATAAATATAGTAAAAAACAAATGAAGATAGCAAGAATATCACATCCAAGAGATAAGATTACTGCTGCTGATTTTAAAAAACTAAAGAAGAAAAATGGCACTAAAAAAAAGTCAAAGAAGTCTTAAAAATTGGACAAAGCAAAAATGGAGAACAAAATCAGGTAAACCAAGCTCCAAGACAGGTGAGAGATACTTACCTGAAAAAGCAATTAAATCCATGACAGCTTCTGAATATGCTTCTACAACAAGAGCTAAACGCAGAGATATGAAGCGAGGAAAACAACACTCAAAACAACCAAAACGCATTGCTAAGAAAACAAGGCGGTTTAGGTAATAAAAGGTTTAACAAGAATAATTCTTGTTAATTAACAATAAACAAAAGGATAAATTATGCCAATGGGAATGGGTACTTATGGATCTATGAAAGGTAGACCACCAAAAAGTAAAAAAGCTAAGAAAAAAGTTAAATCTAAAAAAGCAAAAAAATCTAAAAAAAATAAAATTACTTACTAATGTTTAAAATCATAGCCGTTGTGTGTTTCCTCAATGTTCAGCCAAATACTAATTTTTGTCTGTATCAGGCAGAATTAGGCAAAGAGGTCGAAGATTGGGAAACCTGCAACGAGCTAGTTGATAAGATCGTAGAAACCGTTGATCAGCCATTTAAAGATAAAGATGTGGCTGCAATGTTTTCTTGTCAATTAATTGCTTCTACTCCTACCTAATTATGTTATGGCTCTCCTCGTATTAAGGAGAGTTGGCAGAGTGGTTGAATGCACTAGTCTTGAAAACTAGCATAGATGCAAGTCTATCGAGAGTTCGAATCTCTCACTCTCCGCCAAAATATTAAATATTTACTCAACTTCTACTCAACAGCAAAAATATTCCCAGTTTTCCTAGCTTATTACTGGTTTTCAAGACCGAAACCACATCAACCTACAAGCCAAAAAATTAAGGCATTCTCCCATTTTCATACTTTTTACATACAAGTTAAAAACGTATTACAATCATTTTTTACTCAACATTTACTCAACATTTTGGTATAGATTTTCCTATGAAAACGATGAAAGTAAATGTTCGTGGTGAAACTAAATTTTGCGTGGTTGTTGAAACTGGTGAATATGATCAGCACAATAAACCAAAGATCAAAAGATTTTTTCACTCGAAGAAAAATGAAGCCGTTGCGAAAGCAATGGAGTTCATAGGTAATAAAGATAAATTACCACAAACTTCCAATAATACTATTATCCGAGAGGTGCAAAAGGTTATACCTCTTGGCAACGCATACGATGAGCTTTGGTCAACTTGGAGAATCCAAGTGAATAAGAAGGAGAAAAATCCAAAAGATAAAAAAGGTATTTCTCCTGATACAATGATTCGATATGAGGATTCAGCTAAAGCTCTATTTAAAATTGTTCCTAGAGATACAAATTTATTAACTATTAATAAACTTTGGGTAAAACAATTTATTGCAAAACTTGATAGTACGCAAAGTGATTCACAAGCTATGCGTATCTATGCTGTGTTCCACAAAATTATGGTGGAAGCAGAGAGATTAGATTTTATTGATACTTCACCAACTCATGCTTTTAAAGAATTGCGACCAAGTTATTCTAGTGATGGTAAAAAATCTGTTGATTTGAACGAGTACAAAAGAATCTACAAACAGATCATGTGGTCGTACATGAACTATAAATCTCAATCATCTTTGATTTTGCTTATTCAAGCAAACACAGGTGCTAGATGGGGAGAGGTAGCAGCTCTTACTCATGCGGATATTGATTTCAAAAGAAATCAAATTCATATCAATAAAGCTAAATCTAAACTTGGTAATATTTCTTTGACAAAAGCAGGTCATTTACGATCTGATCAAGCTGATAAAGGTGAAAGAATTGTACCTATTGCAGAAGATTTTGCTGAAGTAATCAAAGATTATATATTTAGCCAAAAATTAAAAAAAGCTGAGTATCTCTTTGATGTATCATATAATAATAGCCGTCTTGCACTAAGAAGTGCTTGTAAGAGAGCAGGAAGTACACAATCTGAAACTAAAATATTTAGAAGATTTGTATCTTCTCAGTATCACCGTATTGGTGCAAGTCGTGATGAGGTAAGATTACGTCTTGGTCATAACCACGATGCTACGCAAGACATTTATGTTACCTATGCTGATCAAAATGCCGTTAATCACGCAAATCAGCTTCATAAATTGATAAAATAAATTAGGAGGTCTAATCATACAGACCTCCTCCTATCTTTGCAAAATTAGGGGTATTCTGGCAATGTTTTTACAAAATCTTCTTCGTTTTTGTTAAGTTTTTGCAGAATATCCCATAATTTATCACTATCCTTCCTATTTAAAGCTCTTACACTTCCAAATATGGGATAGCCACTTATTGTGCGTGGTGACATATCCCTGCTATCAAGATATTCGTAAAACAATCCATTGTTAAATGCAGATTTTCCAACAAACATCAACGGCATAAAAATACTTGGTAAATATGATTTGTCTTTAATTTGCCAAGAAGTAAATACTTTGTTAGCTCGTATATCACGAGCCAACTTTATTAATTGTTTATTATTGGGTTTCTTTTTGGACATAATTATCAATAATTACCATTAATTGAACAATCTTATTTTCTCTTTTCATATCCTTGTAAGGATATTCAATATTTCCCTCACTAATAATGGATATTTTATCCAACCTTTTTAGTAGATCATCAATCGTTATGTCTTTTGTTTTTTTAGAGAAACCTAGTGCATTCTCTAACGTAATATTAAATGTAGTCATTAAGACCTCCCTGATAAATTATTATAATATTCTTATGATAACAAGACGGTAAAAATCAAGAATTGTTTTACATACATGAATGTTCTCTGTGTAATTTTCTAAAATATCTTGTTAATGTTTCTGCTTTTACTGTTCTCTCATTGCCTAATGTTGGGTAAAGTTTTCTAATTCTAAAAGTTTTCATATCTTTGTAAAATATTAATATTGCAGGGATCTTGCTTTGCCTAGCCAACTTCATCACAGCCGTACAAGTTTTATGTGTTTGACCTTTATCGTATGCGTGTTCAATTAATAATAATGGCTGATAACACTTATCACATACTTCCATTAAATCTACATCAACTGCTGCCAAGCCATCAAGAGTACGATGCCATTCATTAAACGGATTTCCCTTTTCAAAATAACTGTATCTAGGCATTTAGATAACCTATTGCTTTTCTCATTATATCTGGATTATCATCAAATAAACCAATCGCTGTATTGCAGTTCGTACAAAGCATTCCTCTAACCTCACCTGATTTATGACAATGATCTATTGATAATCCCTTTACAAATTCTTTTTTATTTTTTCCACAACATTGACATTCATTTATAGAATTTAATTCTTCATATTTCTTTGCTGTAATTTTGTACGTTGTCATCATTCTTCTTTTTCTGACTAACTCAGGAAACTTGCGATAATATTCTTTTCTTTCCCTACTTATTTTTTCTTTATTCTTTAAGTAATTTAGACGATCATATTCTCTTTTTTTCTCTATATCTTTGTACCTTAACTCTTTTAATTTTCTCTTGTATTCTTCATGCTTTTCAGGATGTTTTTTCCATAGTCTTTGTCT